GTACAAAAACTAGTTGGCGAACAACTACAGAAACAATTCGATTTCTTCGAACAGGCCAGCGCAGCCAGCGGCAGCGATTACAAGTTTACAACTCGTATCGAGATTTTAGATGGCGGCAATGGTGCAAACACACCATCAATATTAGAAACATGGGAAGTGTATGGTTGCTACCTACAAGGTGCTAACTATAATACATTAAACTACGCTACCAGCGAACCTGTGACAGTTGCACTAACAATTCGTTATGATAACGCAATTCAAAGTCCAACAGGCACTGGTGTTGGTACAGCAGTGGGCCGAGCACTTGGCACTCTTGCTACTGGCGGCGGTTAATTTTACCCGGGAGACTAAAAAGGACACTTCGGTGTCCTTTTTTTATTATCTGCACAGTTTTTACACCGGATAAATATTAATATGTCAAAATTCTTTAAAAACTTTCTAAGTAATGTAGGTGGCGGCCTAACTAACCCCAAGGGAAATCTGGGCGACTTCAAGCATGCCAGTAAATTATTTGTAGATAGTAATTACCGATTAGCACCAAAAACAAAATTTCTTTATCACGTAGTATTCAACATCAACCCAGTGGTCAAGGGTCGTATGCCGTTTATTGGCAACAACGTAACAGCATTAAACATGCTGGTCAAAAGTGTTGACTTGCCTAAGTTTAAAATTCAAACAGATCTAGTCTATCAATACAATAGAAAAAAACAAGTTCATACTAAGATAGAATACGACCCAGTGAATTTAATCCTCTACGACGATAATTTAGGTATTTCAACAAACATGTGGGCATGTTACTACGGATATTATTTTGCAGATTCCAGTCACGGCGGTAGCGCAGGGTCTATGCCCAACGTTCCAGGGTCCTCTGGTGGCGCCACTCCATTTGCTGGCTTGGGAGGATTAAGAAATCTGTGGGACAATGTGCAAAAAGTTCCCGGAGCCATTCTTGACGGTGCCAGAAATTTATTTAAGAAAAAAACAAATGTTCAGAACAAAGGTGGCGGTAGTGACCCTGCAACACCAGTAGCATATCAAAGTAATGCAGTCGATCCAACCAATACTGGTAAATTTAGATTTGGTTTAGATAATAACAGTTCAGTACCGTTTTTTACCAGCGTACAAATTTTTCAATTAAGTCGTAAATCATATCAGTGTTTTACACTTATAAATCCTAAAATAGTAAGTTTTCAACACGATAATTTACAGTATGCAGAAGGTGCTGGCACTACACAAAACACAATGAGTTTAGTCTACGAAGGTGTAGTCTACGGAGTAGGAGCAGTGAAGCAAGGTATTCCTACAGGATTTGGTACAGAATATTACGACAAAGTACCAAGCCCACTGAGTCTTCTAGGTGGCGGAACAGCAAGTCTATTTGGCCAAGGCGGCGTATTAGGTGGCGTTTCGGATATACTGGGTGACTTGAGTAACCCTGATACATTTACCAACCCAGGTGCATTATTTGGTACGTTGGTCAAAGGTGCAAACACATTTAAAAATGCCAAAGAATTAACACGCCCGGGTCTTCAGCGGGAAGGATTTAGCATAGCAAAAAGCGCCATCAGTGCAGTCACTGGTGTGGATGTCAGCGGTGTCGCCAACGTGGCCTTTCCTAAAGAAGCAGGCCGTGGACAAAATCAAACTACTAGTGCATTAGCACCCAAAGAATCTGTTAGACCACAGTCATTAACAGCCAGCGAACAATCAGTAATCAACGACAATCCAGAAGCCTTAAATACTTTAGTAACTAAAGCAACCACAGCAGGTGTTGTAGCACCTGGCCCAAATGCAGAAAGCCAAGTTAAAGCATTAATGGCCAGCGGAAGAAATTTAAAATTAAATTCGTTAGCACAAAAAGTTGTAGCAGACGTAAAGGCATAATATGATAACAAATAGTAATCTACCACCAGAACAACAAGACACAGACAGCAGTCAGGCTGTTAAATTATTTTTTAATAATTACTTTAATCAGACAATTACATTTCCAGCCAGCGAAATAGATGCAGTAATTGGATTTTTTAAAAAACGCGGGTTTGATGACCTTGCAAGTAACTCCACATCCATTATATTATTACAGCAGGCTAGACTAGACGAAGTAAATGTATTTCAATTATTGGATACACTCAAAGGTCTTACAGAACTCCAATTAAGTGCAGTGGTCACTGAAGTGTTGAATTATAATCGACAAAAAAATTCAACACTAGGGTATCGTGTAGAAGACACCAGTGAACTATTAGAAAAACGAAACGTGTTAATATGACTAAGTTTGCACAGGGAAAATATGTATTAAAAAATCCTGACAAATATATAGGAAATAGGACTCCTACTTACCGCAGTAGTTGGGAGTGGGCTGTGATGAACATGTGTGATAACAATCCAGCCATCGACAAGTGGGCCAGCGAAGCAGTTAAGATACCGTATCGTTGTCCGTTGACTGGAAAACAAACAATCTACGTACCAGATTTTTTTGTAAATTTTGTAGATAAAAACGGTAAACAACACGCAGAAGTTTGGGAAGTAAAACCTGCGGCACAAGCAATCAAAGAACGTGTGGGCCGTAATCCCATGAATCAAGCCGCATACGTTAAAAACATGGCAAAATGGGAAGCCGCCCGTGCTTGGTGCGCAAGACAAAGTATCGCATTTCGTGTGATTTCTGAAAATGACATTTTCCATAAAGGAAAGCGATAAGTATAGTTATGACGAAGAAACTTGAAGAATTGCTTAACTTGCCCGAAACACAAGAACTAGTTAAACCTGAAAAAAAGCGTGGAAAATTAGACCCTAAAGTATCAGCACCTGCAGATAATTTATTTCGCGACATGGGCGACATAGATAAAATTGCATCAGCACTGCCGCAGGTAAAAGGTCTTGGAGACCTAAGCGACACAGAATTTGACACTTTAGCCCAACGTGCTACAGATGCCTATGACGATTTAATGGATTTAGGCATGAATGTAGAGCCAAGATACAGTAGTAGGATCTTTGAAGTAGCACAATCAGCACTTAAAAACGCCATAGATGCTAAATCGGCAAAGATTGACAAGAAACTAAAAATGATCGAATTGCAGTTAAAAAAAGCAAAATTAGATCAAGATGCACAAGGAAAAGACCCAGATGGCGCTGGTGCGATTCATGGCGAAGGTGTACTTATTACAGACCGCAATAGCCTCTTGGAAAAACTGCGCAATATAAAATAAATACATTACTGGAATCGAACTATGAAATCATTTAAAGACTATCTAACAGAAAGCAAAAAAACCTATGCTTTTAAAATTAAAGTAGCAGGAAAACTTGGAGAAAGTTTTGCTGAAGACCTACGTTCAGCAGTATCTAAATTTTCCATTGCAAATCTAAGCAAAGGAAAAAGCAGTCCTATTCAAGAAACTCAAATTGACTTTCCTAATCTTAAAAACGAATCAGTTACTGTTTTTGATTTAGAAGTACACTACCCAACAACCAGTCCGGTACTTGAGCAGTACATTGTTGATATGTGCCGTTGCGCAAAATCAATGCTACGTGTTCAAGGAGCCAATGAGTATACTGTTACACACGAAGAGCGCGAACACGCTAAAGAAAACGACGGTAAAGCATTGCTAGGTCAGTGCGATCCAGAACCATCAAACAATCAAGGTATTGTAGGCGAAAAACATACTATGTCAATGCTTAAAGACCTTATGAAGGAAAAACATGCGGGCGAAGAGTACAAAGGTGTTAACGATGCTATTCTAGCAAGTTCTTCTCCACGCGGTACGGCCACAGAAATGCCAGAAGGCACATCTATCAGCCCAATTGGCTCTAAAGCCCTAAAAGGAAAATAAAATGGAAATGAAAAAACTACTGAATATTATTTCAGAAGGCAAACAAATTACAGAAAACTGTGGCGGTATGATGAACAGTGCTACCAGCATTCCTGGTGCACCTAGCACACCCCCAGTATCTATGAGCGTTAATTTAAATGCACAAGGTATCGATCAAATCAAAGACTTGTTAAATCTGATGAACAAAGCAGATAGCCCACTAGCACCAGGTGTATTAGGACAAAGTCCTGCGCCTATGCCTATGCCCGCTGATGTTCCACCAATGATTTCTCAACCAATGTTGACACCTAAAGCAGAGCCCATGGGCACAGCACCTGAAGGTCCAAAAGCACCTGATATGAGAGATTTAATTAAGATTGCATCTGCTCCTGATATGGAACCCGACGATCAAGAAATGGAGCCAGGCGAAAAGCCAGCAGCCAAAAAAGAGATGCAGGCAGTAGCAGGTGAAGTTAAAGGTCTTGCAGATGAACTAAAAAATAGTCCTGCTGGAACATCGATGAATAAACCAACTACCTTTGACATGGATGCCGCTGTACCAAGTGGCGATGACCTACACAAGCAGAAAGGTGCTTATCCAAAAGTCAATGGTGGCGATAACCCTATGGCATTGGAACAATTAAAGAGTCAGTTGTTGGCACTTTATAAAGAAATTAAAGAAGACAGATAATAGTTTCGTCGCAGTTAGCACCCTGTCCAAGGTGCCAAATAGACCCTTCGGGGTCTATTTTTTTCGGTAAATAATCACATGGCAGGAAAAACATTAGACGGCGTCTTAATTAAGAAAGCCCATAAACAAGAAAAGTTCACTGAACAACAGATTCAGGACCTTTCCATGTGCGCGGATCCCGTGTTGGGATATTTGTATTTTGCAAAAAACTTCTTTTACATTCAGCATCCTGTTAAAGGTAAAATGAAGTTTGAACCATATGAATATCAATTGAGATTAATGGATAGTTATCACAACTATCGATTCAACATTAACATGATGCCACGACAAAGTGGCAAAACTACCTGCGCCGCTGGATACTTGTTGTGGTACGCAATGTTTCACCCAGACCAAACCATTCTAGTGGCCGCACACAAATATACAGGTTCACAAGAAATTATGCAACGCATAAGATAT